GGGCCATCAGATTCTTCTTCGGGAATATCATTTTGCTTTAATCGTAAAATAAGTTCAGCCTTTGTGCCGTAAACTGGTAGTCCACGCTCTACACATATTGCTTTCAACTCTACTACAGTAAGTGAATCGTACTTTTGAATCTCTTCAGGGAATGGGTTAGCGACTTCTTCTTGGACAAGAGGGTTAATTTCTTCAACTAATACCTCTTCTACAGGGTGTAAAAGGTCAGATACCATAGCATGAATACCGTGATTATCTAAGTCAGTCATCATTTCTTCGCTAAACTCTACACCGTTTGCTTGACATACCCATCGAGCATATCCTAATGCACCCATTTTACGATATTTTTGTAAAGATTTTCTCATGTTTACACCTCAATACTTCATGATGGAATCTCTTGCGATTACCTTTACAGCCTTTGGCATAATTTTTAACATGGATTTTACAATGCCTTTATCTTCAGGGATTTGAAGTGGGGCTTCAATAATATAATAATCATCAATAATTAAAACCATTTTTTCACTTGCACCTGCGGCTGTGCCACCGCTTAGATTCTTTTCAAACTCAATGCGTATTTGGTTAGAAGTTGAGTCTTCTTGATTAACGCTAAACTCGGTTCCACTACGCATCTTATGATAGAATAATGGGTCATCAACTCCAATTTCCATTGTCATTTCATACGATGTTTTTCCTTCCACCATAAGATTTGCATTTCTTGCGCCAGCAAATGCTACTTGGTCGGCAATAGGAGAAGTAGTTTGGTGGTGTCCATTTATTGTATGGAAAGATTGTATGCCGTTTTGTCCTGTTAAAGTGAAATTGAAAACTTGTGCAACTTGTTGTCCAGCAAGATGAATACCACCATTGTAAAACATAAATGGTTTTTGTGTTCCCTTACCAATACCCGATTCAATGCGTTTTGCTTCTGTAGCGGCGGTATCTTCAAACATACGATGAGAAGCGTATCGTGTAATTGGGGTGCCTTCAAGACGGCCTGTATCAGTGTAACAAAGAGCCGCATTGAAATTAACTGATAGTCGTAACGCCGCATCATTGTCAGTAGTCATACTCCAATCTGTAACCTTACAACCACGGAATAAACGAGTCAACTCTTTACTGTCTCCGACTCCACCATCAACTGTAGTATCATCTGTGTCCATATCTCTTTGGCGTTGAGATACTTCAAGTGAAAAAGAAGGTACTGTACTTCGGGAATAAATAAGATGTGTCATAGGATTAGTAATAGCACCTGAAGCACTTATTGCTACGCAGTTTGTATCAGCGTCACCTATTTTTCGTATCTCACAAGTTAAACCGGAAGCGTGAGCATAGGATAAAGGCTCATCTAAATATAGTGTATTATCGTTTTCTGATATTCCAATAATCCTTCTAATTTCATTTTTTGCGGCGGTATCAAACTTAAATCCATTATCAGAATTAGGTGTGAGTGAACCATCCCAAGCCCCACCGTCAGGTTCATGGTCACTTACTATTGGTACTTGATTTCCGGGGTCATGAATCTCAAGGTATGTTCCTACTACAACATCGCCACCTGCGGCAGAAACTACAACTTGAGATTGTCCCGCTACAGTATCGTTAGAAAGAGTTGGCGTAAGGTCACTATCAAGAGCAACTTGAATTGGGCCAATCAATTCTTGTCCAAGACAATACTTCAACCAGCGTGCGCTGTGCATAGCGACTTCAAAAGAACCACCTTCATTGGTAATTTTACCCGGCACTTGTACACTTGTATCACGACCAAGCCCTACAACATGGAATCTTTTTAGGTCTATTTTAGTTTCAGGAAGTGTAATTGCATTTGCAATTCCTAAAAATTGGTCAGTCTTTACTGATTCAGTAGCCGTACCCAGTGCCGAAGAAACATCTATTGGAGGGGTTTTGTAAGGAAGGATTTCTAATACATTTCCCGGCCCTACTGTGGCAATATCAGGTGTAAACATTTCAGGTGTAATTTTCATAGTCACACCGTCATTTTCAATAATAGTAAAAACTCGACCACCATTACTTGTGTTGGCTAAATCTGCTTCTTCTATATCATCAGCACCTATACCACCTGCGGTTGTCCATACTAATTGAGAGCCAACTAACATGTTTTTAGGGTATCGCAATGCATTTCTTCTTGGTGTGTCAGAATCATCTTGTGCTTGAAATAAGGTAGTATTAACTTCTAATTTAAAAGTTAATGTGGTATATCCATTTCCATGAGTTGTTGCTATACTTAAACCGCAATCTGATGCGGCATTGGTTCCTATTCTAATTTGTAATCCTGTTTCGGGAGCAAAAGATACTTCTGCTAAGTCACCCTTATACACTGTTGATGGCATGTTCTATTCACCTATGGTATCAATTCCGCAAGTATTACTACTTCTACTTGGAAGGTCATACGAAACAAAAACTTGCTTCGGTCACTCAAATCTGTCCGAGTTTTGAAAACTAATCGGTCAAAGTTAGTGCCGTCGCCTTTACGCTTCGTATGTATCAACCTCCGTATTTCATTTTCAAGAGCCTGTAAGTGTTTACGCCCCTTAGTGCTTCTCACATCAACAGTTATATTTATGCGTGTCGTAACGAAATCGTAAAACAATTCCGGTGCTTCTTCGTTATGCGCTGTCTCATAGCACAGAACATAGTCATGCTTCTGTAAATCAAGACGCTTACCATGCTCTGCTGATGTATCAGCAATATCTACGACTACAGGGCGATAATTACTGGTATTACCTCTATTCCAGTTATCTTTGAATAGAGCAATAACGGCATCAAGCCCTTCAGTCCATGTTGCTACCATGTTCAGCCCTCCACTGTTTCACCTTTTTTAATCAAGTCTTTAAAATCTATTGGAATAAAAAAACCATTTTCATACTTCATGTTGTATTTATCTAAATCAGGATTGGAGCGCAACATAGCCTTGTCTGTAGCCTTTTGAATAGAAGCATTCTGCTGTTCAGTAGCCGGTTCTTTAGTATCATTTTTGATGGGATAGCCGTCTTGAATACTGTACCCCATAGCACCCGCTTCAATTAATTGCATTCGCTCACGATATGCGGCGGGTTGAGTAGTGAATTGCTGACGAAACTGCTGTTGCATCTGCTTGTCTTTCTTGAATATCTCTTCTTGCATTCTAATATGAATATTTTCAGCCGTTTTTTTAAAGTCACGCTCATTCATTCAAATACCACCATTTCGATATATTTTGGCAGTGTTCTATCTATTTCAGCCTGATATAATTGTACCTTACTTGCAAGGTCAATATTCTGTGTTCCTTCAGGAATTAGTACAGAACGGTCATCAGACATTAGTAATTCAATAGCAACTAACTTAGTACATATATCCTCAATGGCTTTTTCCACATATCTTTCACCATAAATATATGCTACTTTAATTGCGTTCCACTCAAAGAAAGGATAGGAGTTGTTGAAGTAAACTATACCCATTTCATGGTCAATCCACCAGTCACGAAGGCGACCAACATCTCCACTACCACTACCACCCTGTAAATCTACTAAGAATGATTGCTGTGTAATAGCACCTGTTATAGCACCTAAACTACCAGTTACGGCTACACATCCGGTAAAAGATGTGGCAGTTTTCCCCGTATAACGGAAAACATCACCACTTGCATCTATCGCTACACCAGCGTTTACGAAACCTGTAGTAGATGCAACATTGATTGTTGTAGAATCAAGACTTGAGAAAGTAGTTGAATTAGTCTGTGTTTGGTCTAATGAAATGTCGGAGGATGAAGTAACTATGCTACAAACCTCCCCTGCTTTAACAGGGCGCATAGAAGTCACCTTTACTACACCAGTGCCGTAATCGCTATTAGCAGAAGCCAAAAACTCATTATGAATTGCTACATTAGAAGTAGACCCTTCCAATGTAAAAGTAGGAGAAAACTCACATGCTGTTTTACCAACTCTATCTTCTTTGTTAATTAGGTCAGCAAGATTTTGTGCAACAGTAGTAGCATCAAAATCATCTCTCCATTGAGTAGTACCTGTGCCTTGGGCTAAAGTTGCTACAGAACCATTACCTGCTGACATGTAAATTGCTGAAGATGCTAAATCAGATACATCATCAAACTTTATTCGCACTTCAGCACCACATATCTCATGATAATCGTCACCTTGCCATAACTCAATACGAAGCATCTGCTGTACATTACGGAATAGAAGTGGGCTTGTACCTACATAATCAGTATAGTATCGGCGGCGATATGGTTTGTAGGTATCGAAATTAATATATTCAGCCGCTACAAGATAAGGTCGCCAAGCATTACGAGTCATGTTATCTATCTTATCTTGCATTTTTAAGATGACATTTTCTACCTTGGCTTTAGTTAATCCACGAGTGCGGCCATTAGTAAACGAGGCTTTATTCTGTACATACCCGTTATCTGCTACTTGAAAATCAGCAGTGGTTAATGTTGCACCACTAACTGTAATTTTAACATGACCTGCTTTAGAAGATGCACCCCTTGCTATAGCGGTTATTTCTAAATCATCATGGCCGAATGGGTCAGCGTCACTGTAAATACGAATCTTGTCACCCACGCTAAAACCTACATCTCTGTATTCATTACCAGTGATATAGATTGCATCAGTGTCAGCGTCAGCACTCATTAGTATAGCGTCTTGTGCGCTAATCTCAAGGAGGTCTGCAACTTTTTGGGCTGTAGTGTACGCTACTGCTTCAGGGTCAAGAGGGCGAGTTTCCGGCTCTCCGGGGCTGAATACCATTGGCACACTTTATTCCCCCTCACAATGGAATTGCATTCATGTTCCAAGAATCTGCTCCTAAACATTCTGCACAACCGGATGTGCCGTAATAAGTATGAGTTGCTGGTTTTTCTCCACATTCTTCACACATGCTTTGTTTTAACAAACTCCAAGCATCTCTAAATGCGGTCTGTCTTGATGTCTTAAAGTAATCAGGATGGTCAGCATCCATAGGCACATGTTGCCTTTCAGCCGCATCTTCTTCATTGGGCTTTAGAGTCTCACGAAGTCGGCCCATATCATCAAACAAATCACTGCCTCTTTTAGCATTGACTAACTTACCAGCGTTCATTGTTCTTTCAGTTTCAGGGGTAGTGTGATAATCACTATTATCTCTCATCATATTATTAGATGTAAGTGTTTCTTCCTCATCGTGTTCTTTTCCGGGTGCAAACTGACTGTCAATTGCCGCCATCTCACCTTCAGGGTCAGGCTCGGATAATTCTTCTTCAAGTCTTTGACCTTCAAACGGTACTCTTTCGCCCATAAACTTGAGTCCATGCTCATCAGGATTTTCTAATGCCTGTCTCATGAGTGCTTCTCTTGCTTGAGTGAATTGCTCTCCTGAAGAGTCACCGCCAGCCCCTCTCAATGCTTGTGCGGCTTTCTTGTTAGCCCACTGTTGAAGTTTTAATTCTTCACCTTCGGCTGTAAGTACTTTCTGTCTATGAGGTCTAATTGCTTTAATGAGTATTTTTCCCATAGTATTACATCCTTTTACTTTCATCTCGATGGCCTAAGTTATATTCCATTGGTTTATCACACGCACCGCATGTTGCTCTCCACATAAAATGTAGAAAACCACAGTCGGTGCATCTTGTACCTGCACCTATGTTTAGTATATCCCCTATATCACGGTTGCGTTGGCGTTGTTGTTGTGTAACGCCCGCCAAAGGCTTGTCCGTGTTACTAACTACATCGCCACCGTACTGATAATCAGCCTTGGTGCCTTGTTTGCCCCCTCTGACTACATCAGAAAGGTCAATGTTCCTAACATCGAATGCCATACTTACTCACCTCAAACTGTGTAGGTAAGTAAGAAATAATGATTACCAAGTGATGTAAACGGTTCTATGCTAATGAGTGCGGTTGTACTACCAGCCGATACACCAAGCGCACCAGTACCACCAGTGGCTCTAATGTCCGCTTGTATAAGCGCAGTTGCCGTTCCATCAGACATCATTTTAGGACTGTAGGGGCCAATTACTCGACTACCGTAGCCACTTAATACTGCCAAGGTTCATCACCTCAACGCTGTCCTAAAATCCACCAGCGACCATCTTGAGTGTGTGCTGTGCTTGTGTTACCAAGATTGCCGTTTCCAAATACTACAACATTATTAGTTGTATCAATAGAAACTGCAAGGCTACCATTGTTTAGAGTAACTGCGCTTTGGTCAGGGCCGAGTTTATGGAGGTTTTCATCATCTACCATATCTCCACCAGTCAAAACACCACCGGCTACGGTAATGGAAGTTGCACTACCAATAGCAGTAATAACTCCAACTCTTTTACCTACATCAGTATAGAGTGTTTCTCCTATGTTCCAATGTAGTCTTGCATCAACTGAATCCACTGTAATAGCGGTTGCACCTGCTGCTAAATTACCACCCATGTTAATTTTAACTCCGGTGTCGTATAGACTTGTTACATGACCACCTGCTGCAAAGACATTAGTTAGTAGTCCATCGAATGATACATCTGTACCACCATCAGTGAAAGTCCCAGTAAGCATGAGCATATCACCCATTACATGTGTTCGTACATCTATTGTATTACTTGCTGCCATTATTGTTCATCTCCTAATTCTGTTATTGGATTTAAGTGCCCTGCAACGAGTGCAAGTGCCCCTGTCTTAGTGACATAGCCACTGCCTATATCTACATTGTTGTCTGCAAGCCATTGTAAAATGTCTCTTCGACTCCATGTAGGGTCAGGAATACCTTCACGACTATTGGAAGACACTACTTCCTCTTCATCACTTATCTCAAAGTGTGATAGAGGAAGTGTGTGTCTCCACTCGTTTAACCATTCTTGAGTAACTTCTACTACTTTCCCTCTTAACCAAGGGCCGATAGTGTCTGCTCTGCGCCTTTCAGAGAAAGGCCCAAGAAAGGTTACGGAAGGCACTTAATCACCCTCAGTTAAGCAAAACCGCCGTTACAGTACCCGCACCAGCCGCTTCTCCGTGAAGAACGATTGCAGGTAGAGCAGCACCAGTCTTAGAGGCTGGTGCATTTCCTGTGTTAGTAAAGGTTGCAGATAGTGTCTTGTCTGCTACTGCAAAAGTAGTACCGAGTACTCCAATAATTTTTGAAGCCCCTTCTGTAAGAACCAATACCTGTTCAGCCGCATCAGCAAGTGTGAATGCGATTTGTACTAATCTCATACTACCGTTTGCGTTTGTGGTGTTAGTGTTCTTTGCTTTGAATCCATCAAGTGCGCCCGGATAAGAACCTGCTGCTGCACCGCCGTCAAGCCATGCTGTTTCATCAACAGGAGTTCCTGTACGCATGTCAAGGTCTAAAAGAACCGAGACTGTTCCAGTATCGAAATCTCCATCATCGAAAGATATTGTTAATCCCTTTTGTGTTTTTGTTTCTGTTGTCATAATAAATCATATCCTTATTTTATCTCCAAACATCCTAACTTCAAGTCTCGGACTGAACCGTGACCTCCAAAGAAAGTAGTCCATAACTCTCCCATAGTGCGGTACATTCCTTCTTGTCCAAGGCGGTTGATAGCGAATGGGTCGCCAGTTTCAATACCGGACTCAAAGTACTGTGTTGGAATTGCTGTACTAAAGTATAGATAATCTGTGTCAAGGAAGTACATTCTGCTTAGTGTGTCAGTCTGTACATCCTTGGAAGGGATAATTGGTACACCGTTGTATGTTGCTACGATAAATCCAGCCTCAATACCCGGTACACCCTTAACACCGTTATAGGTAGGTGTGACTCTCTTCTCTTCCATGAATCTCTGTTGAGATTGTAGAAGTTGCTGTAGTCTCATCAAAGTGTCATATCCAGTTAGGATAACCTTTGGATTACCACCACGAGTCCAACACTTTTGGAACAGGTCGTCAAGGTGGTCAAGTGAAAGAACACGGTCAGTACCACTGTTCTCATTGTGTTCTGCCAAAGACCATGAGTTTGCACTTCGGTCAATAGAGTACATATCTTCTGCTGAACCACCAGCAGCACCAGTAGTTACACGGTCTAATGACTCAAAGTCATTTCCAGCAACAGT